AAATGGTAGATAATTATGAAGACGTCATAGATTTTATTAATATGCATTATCAATATTGTAATATAATTAGTGACTTTTGGAATTACGTTAGAGGTAATATAGTTAGTTCAAGTAAGTTAGAACATTATAAAAATATTTTAAAACATGGCATAAAAATTGACGACTCAATAGGTGATAACATATTTGATAATGGTAGTTGGATTTGCTGGATGTTGCAGTGTGAAGATATTATAATAGAAAATAAAAATATAGATAAAGATATATCTGTAAAAATATTAGATGAATATAATAAAACATATTGCAATAGAAAGACTATTTTAAAACATACAGATTACGTTTTAAAAACTAATTACTCATGACTAGTAAAGAAAAATTAATTTATAATACCTATCTTAGTACCAATAAACGTATTAATAATAAACCTTATAAATTCCGTAAAAACTTTGATAACTTTGAAGATGAAAAATATATTTATGTTAACAGATTATCAAGCTTTTTTAAAAAATTTGAAAATATTGACATGTATGAATTTTTTGAAGCTCCATATTTTGTGTATGGGGAGAAATATTTTGATTTAAAATTTTACTGCACTCAAAAAGCTATAAAATCATATTCTATGTATCATGATAGGTTCTTGCTTAATAATCCTGATAGTGAACAAACTATATATAAATTGAAAAATAGTTTAAAATTTATTCAAGATTACTGTAAGGATAAAAATTTAGAAATAAAAGACTATATAACGTTTAAGGAACAGACGTATAATGTATTCTTAAAGCATTTAAAAGAAAGACGAATTAATTTTTTTATATTATTTTGTTTTCCTTTTGAAAAAGAAATTAAAGGTATGGATAAAGAAACTAGATCAATGTTTAATGAAAATTTAAATAATGTAAATTATCTAAGAACTAAACTCTATACTAGTAATAAGTGTAAATTAATTATAAATCATATAAAAAATAAGTTGAAATAATAAAAGTGGAGTATATAATAGGCGTATGAGTATAACGAGTTCAATGTTTGATAGTATTAAGTCCGCATTAGCGGCAGATGACAAAGGTAATAAAAGTGGTTTTAGTGATATACTAAAAACCGAGCCGGGTAATACATATACGGTTCGTTTATTACCTTTTGGTAAAGACCCGAAAAAAACGTTCTTTCATTATTACCAGCATGGCTGGAATAGTTTTGCTACTGGTCAATATACTAGTGCAATCTCTTTGCAAACTTTCGGTGAAAGAGATCCTATTGCTGAAGAAAGATATAAAATCTTACGTACTGGCTCTGATGAAGAGAAGGATAAAGCTAAAGCTATTGTAAGATCTGAAAAATGGTTAGTTAACGTTTATGTTGTTAATGACCCTGTTAATCCTGAGAATAATGGTAAGGTAAAAATCTTACGTTATGGTAAGCAGATTCATAATATTATTGTTGATGCGATTGAAGGTGAAGATTCTGGTGATTTAGGTCCTCGTATTTTTGATCTTGGTCCGAATGGTGTTAACTTTAGAGTTAAAGTAGAAAAGCAAGGTGACTTTCCTACTTATGTATCGTCTAAGTTTGCTATGCCGAGTGCAATTGAAGGTTTAGATGAAGATGGTCATAAAGATGTTTATGATGGTGTGCATGACTTATCTGAAATCTTTGCTGTAAAGAGTTATGATGAGTTAAAAGATATGATGAATGAGCATTATCATTGTGGTGAGAATGTAGCTACTCAAGCTGCAGCGGTTAGTACGCCTGTTACTGAAGTAACTAACGTTACTGAGACGGTTGTTGAAGAAAAGAAAGAAGAAAAGAAGCAAGAAGAAGATGAAGTATTGAAAGATCTTCTTGATGGTATAGATATCTAAAATGGATGATAATCAACCAGAAATGATACCTATGCCGGGTCCGGTAGAACAAGACCCTAGGGGTGCTCCTCCTGCAAGTTTTACTAAGGAGGTAACTCCTCAGGAGGAAGCAAACCTATTGATGGGGTTAATGGGATCAACATACGGTGAACTCAAAAAGTTGGACGGCTCTCTAATTGGAGGGTCGTCCAACCAATTCCGTAGTGAACAAATGAAGCAGACCATAACTAACAATTTAAATGAAATAC